CCCAGTTGCCCGCGGCGGCCCCGTACGTGGTAACAGGGGTCAGGCGGGTGAGTGCCCATTTCCCGCGCTGGTCCTTCGCGCCGGCGCATTTGTACAGGTTGTTCGCGAGGTCGAAGTAGACGGGGCGGCCCGCTGTGGGTGTTGCCCCGGCGCGGGCGGCTGCGTCGAGGATGTTACGCGCCTCGTCCTCGGTGTCAACGTGGATGATGTGGCTGATCGACGCGGCGGTTTTTGGCCAGGTGGCGAGGATGTCCTCGCCCGCTTCGGGCGTGCGGACGCGGTTCCACTGTTCGATGGTCACGGTGGTTCTCCCTTACTGTCGTAGGTAGGTGGCGGTGAAGCGGTAATCCTTGAGGGTCGCATAGGACTTTTGAGTGGACTGAAGCGCCATGCCGAGGCGCTCGCCCTCAGCGCAGCGGATCATGCCTGACGTGCGGATCGTCATGTACTGGCCGGGGCCGGCGGACCCGTACGCGTAGACAGACCCGAACGCCGAGGTCGGCGAATACACGCTGCCTTTAGCGGCGTTCGTGACCGCGAGCAGAACCGTGCCGTCCCACCCGTAGGACTTGATCGCCGCCCATGCCTCGACCTGGTACACGCCGGCTTTGGGGACCGTGACAGTCTGCCCACCGTCCGACGACTTCCAGGTACCGCCCGTTTCGACGAGCTTCCGACCGTTCGTTAGCAACTGGAGGCGGTTCCACACGTCGCCGTTGAACACGGTCGATGAGACCTCGCCCGACGCCCAGCACAAGGCCGGCTTATCCGCGAGCGCCGCCCAGGGCAGCTCAGACACGAGCGTGCGCCGCCCGCCGATAGTCTGCCAATAGGCGAGCCCGGTCGGTGTGAGGGCGGTGTCGTTGCCGGCGCCGTCGGCGAGCTGGATCTGCACGTTCTGGCTGGTGCGGGTCATGCTGATGCGCGACGGTGCGGGGTCTGAGTAGGCCTCGTCCCAGCGGGTGAGGGTGAGGCGGATCGGCCATTGGCGGCCAGCCGAAGGCACGGTGAGCGGCCAGGTCGCGCTAACCCTGATTTGGCGCTGGTCGGTGGCCTCGAGGTCGCCGACGTTCAGGGTGAGCGTGCGCGTTGTGGCCTGGCTTGTAGAGGTGGCGCTGACGGTGGGGTCGCCGCCGATCAGGTAGGTCGCCGTGACGGTCGCCCCGGCGGGGGCGGTCAGGGTGAGGGTCACGCGCAGGTCACGAACGGCCTTGCCCGTGGTGGGGGTCTGGGTGGTTTCGACGTGTTCAGGCCCCCATGCGGGTCTGGCGATCTCAAAAACCGGGTGCCCGCCTTGCCAACGCGCGGTGGTCTCAGGATTTACGCCGTTCGGGGCCCCCTGGGTGAAGTTGGCGCGCCAGATCATAAAGCTATCGCCGCGCTGGGTGCGGGCGGTGCCGACGCCGCCGAGCACGAACTCAGAGCCGCGCAGCTGCGCGCCGCTGATCCACTTGCCGGTGATGCGGTCTGCGATCAGCTCGCCAGGGATGACCGCGTTCTCGGCGCGAATCTTGTCAACAACCGTGAGGGTGTCGAACGCAGCGAGCTTACTGTAGAGCGCCTCGGATGCGACGATTTCGCGGGCGGTGACCGTGCCCGCCTTAATGCGGGAACCGTCGATAGGGCCGGCGTTGGCTTCGGCGATCTTCCTGGTGAGGTCGTCGCGGGCTTCCTCAATGGCGGCCTGCGCGCCCTGCAGGGCAGCGGACGCCTGGTTCGCGGCGTCGCGGGCGGCCTTGGCGGCCTCGCCCACGGGCACCGTCACAACGCCGGTCGGGGCTGTGACGGTGGGCGCGTGGGCGAGGGTGGCCGCCCCGGTGGCGTCGCGGTCCAGGCGGACGGGCGCGCCCTGCCAGGTGATGCCAGCGGTCGAGGGCACGACAACACTCGTGCCGGGCGGGGCACCGTGGGGGGTGACCTCGACGAGGCCGGCGGCCTGGTCGACGATGCCCGTCACGGTTCCCTGCACGGGGCCCGTGTGAGATGCGGGGCCGCGCGTGGGGGTGAGGTCGAGCCAATCGGACAGGCTATCGGGCGTGGACACTTGCGTAAACCTCCAGATCAACACGCATTTGCGCGTCAGAATCGGCCAGATCTATCGAGTAGCCGGTGACGGTGCCAGTCACAACCTCCCCGCCCGTCTCAACGCTGATCGTGTCCCACAGCTCGATACGCGGATCAGACGCGAGGGCAAGGCTTCGCGTACCCCGTGCTGCGAGTGCCTTCGCCCGATACGTTTCGGCGGCCTGCTGAACCGTCCCCTCGAGGTCGGTCATCTGCATTTCGCTGCGCTCCGTGACCACGCCGTAGACGGACGGCTGGTAAGGCGCGTCATACAGGGTCGCTATCCCGTCGTAGTGTGGCGCGTCGCCGCCGCCTTCAGGGGTTTCGCCGGTCGTGCCGACAAACCAACGGTTCGGGCGGCGCTCACTGCTCTTGCGTGCAGCCTCGATGAGGAGGTCGCGCCCCGTGTAGGTCTCCGAGGCGACCCCGGTCGTGGGCTTCCACACGTGCAGGGCGCCGTCGGGGCGCACCGTCCAGGCGAGCCCGTACGCGTCGGCGAGCTTCCCCATGGCCTCCGTACGGCTTGTGCCCCACTCGAACGTTCGGGGTATCGCCTGGTCGCCGTCGTCGACGATCACCTGCAGGCCTCCCTCACCCGGGGCGCCCGCGAGGCGCTGAAACTCCGACGAGACTGTCGCCCCGCCGGGCGGGGACGATGGCCAGTCCATCGGGTTCTTCTCGCACCGCTGCAGGAGATCGTACGCGGTCACGCTCACGCCGCCGCTGCTGGTTTCCTCCCACGCGTCGATCTGATAGACACCGACCTTCACGCGGGCGGTGGTGCCGCCGGTGGTGATCGTCTGAAACACGTGCAACCGCTGCCCGTAATTGTTGAGCGGGTCGGCGGGGTCGCGGGGAACCCACCCGTGTGGGGCCTCGATGGTGAGGCGTTCGCGCGGGGTGCGATCCGTCGACGCTTCGAGCTGCGCGCTGACGACGGGGATATCCTCAGCGAGGACGCGGCCCGCGAGGGCCGACGACACGGACACGTCGATGGTGGCGGGCGCGGCCAGGGCCGCTGCGTTCGGCCCGCCCCTCATGGCATCCCCGCAAACTCGCGCAGGAGGTCAACGTAGGAACGGCCTCGCCACTTCGAGCGCGCGTCCCACGCTCCCCACGTGACGACGGGGATCGTGCCGACCAGGGCGCGCGCCTCGTCCGTGTCGATCTGCTTGTAATCGAGCGTCCATTGGCGGCGGACCCGGTCGCGGCGGCCCGTCCGTTGGCTGGTCGCGTGCGTGATGGCGAGGACGCTCACGGCGGGGATGTCGCAGTCCTGCAGGTCGCACGCATCATGTGAGTGGACGGCGATCACCGGCTGGCGGGCTTCGAGGATGCGTTCGAGGCGCGCGCTTTCCTTAGCGTAGGCGAGGAGTTCAAGCCGCCCGGTGTAGGCGGCGGCGACGCCCGCCCACCTGATGACGGGGGTGCGGCGGGCGTTGATGTCCGTCGCCGTGGCCCGCGTGTCGTATTCGCGGGCGTCGTCCCCAATGTAGGAGACGACGGCCCGCTGACGTGAGTCGAGGCTGGTGACCGCGTACCCTTCGCCGCGGCGGGTGAGCGTGAACCGCTGCGACCCTACTGTGTAGGTCGTCGCCACGCCGGGCGGTGCGAGTGGGTCACACACGGACACAGCGGCGCGGCCTGTCTCAGCGGGGAGGATGACACGGGCCCCGTCGCTCACTGCGAGGGCAGCGTCCGCGCCGTCCAGGTAGAAACAGGGCAGCCCCGTCTCCTTGTGGATCCATGCCTTGATTGCCATTACTGAACGCTCCTCACGACCTTGACGGCCTCGGTTCGCGCGAACGCGCGCGTCTGCTCACCCGTCCACGGATTGGTGACAACCGCCGTGACGTGGACGTTTGCCGCACCCGCGCTTGTGGCGTTGCCGCCAACGCCGCCCGTCGCATACGGCGTCGCCGCGCCAGGAATGTACGTACCGCCGAAAATATCGGCGATCTGCCCAAGGATTGCCTCGCTACGCTTGCGCTTCGACTTAGCGAGCGGGATGTAGCCCTCGCCGCCGGTTTCAGGCTCTGCCCACACGCGCCAGGCGCCCGCCGGGGCGATCTGCGCTACGTGCCGCTCACGGTGGAAACCGCCGCCCGCGTAGAACGACAGGACAGACCCGTCGGCCTGCGCTGACGGGCCGCCGCTCTGCGAGTACTGGCCGACGATATTCACATACCAGGTTTGCCCATTCCAGGCCGCCTTGATGCCCTCCATCTTGCTGGACACGTAGTCATTAGCGTTGATGTTCACATACGGCGTGTACCCGTCAATGGCGGCCTTGAGGACTTCGAGCTTCGCGTTCGCCTGATCGTTGTTGCCATCGATGGTGACCGTGCCGGTCGCCGCGTCGACCTGGCCGACCGATGCGACCAGTTCCGCCACCGCCGGGTCCGAGTTGGCGTCGATGGTGATCGTGCCGTCCTGATTCTTCGCATACCCGAGGGTCTCAAGAATGGTCGTGATCGCTGAATCGTTGACTGCGTTGATCGTGATCGTGCCCCCGTTTTGCGCCTGCACGTAGGCAATAAACGCATCCACCGACGCGTTCGCCGCCTGCGTCTCAGCGGTCACGTGCGACTCGATGTTCGTCGGGATCAAGTTCAACTGATCGGCAAGGTTCGCGGCGTCGTCAGCGGACAAGCCCATGGCCTGCGCGACGCTGATGAAGTTATCGCGTGTCAGCTGCATTGCAGCTTGCATGTCCTCCATGGTCGCGCCGTTCTTCTCCATGGATTCGACCAACTCCCAGCCGCTCTTGGCGAGGTCGTCGAGCGCGGCCTGGTTGGCGCGGCCAGCCGCCGTCGTGATGTCGAGCGTCTGGCCGTTTTTCTCCACGGCGGCGTTCGCCGCGTCAATCGCGTCGTACAGGCCACGCCACGAACCGCGCTCGCCCAAGATGATGTCCTGAAGGGTCTTTTGAGCGTCGATCAGGTCATGCGTCGCCTTCGCCTGGTCCTCCATGGCCTTCGCGGCCTGGTTCGCCGCCCCCGCGAGCTTGTCCTGAGCCGACGCGTTAGCCACGCCCGCACGGGCCGCCTGGTCGTTCATCTCAGCAGCCTTGCCCATTGCCGCCTGCGTCTCGTCCAGGGCTTGACGCGCGTCATGCTCAGCGTCGGCAATTTCCTTGCCCCATGAACTAAGGCCGTTACCCCTGTCGTTCGTCTTACGTACGTTGTCCAGGAGGGCGCGCACGCGGGCGTTCGCTTCCTCGGAGCCCATGGCGGCGGCGACGTAGTCGTTGATGTCGCCGCCGAGCTTCTCGAAAGCCGATGCGCCGGAATGGTGGCCGCCCCAGAATGTGCGGGTGTCCTCGTTCAGGCGCTTCAAGGCCGCGCCGCGCGTCGCGCCGGTCGCCGAGTTCGACACGGCGTCCAGGGTTTCGGCGAACTCCTGAGCCATGGCCGTTGCGCGCGCCTGCTTCGCCTGATAATCGGACAGCGCGCTCGTGAGCGCTCCGAGCGCCACGGTCGCAGCGAGGCCCCACGGGCCACCGAACGCTCCCATGAGGGCAGATCCGGCGCCCTTCGCGGCGCGCCCGATACCAGACAAGGCGGGGCCCGCTGAC